AAACTTGATTTCTCATATAATACTCAAGTTGATAATCCAAGGCAAACAACATCACTGATTGATGAAGATACTGGACGTGTATTTACTGACCTCCCACCCAATAGTAGAAGTTTTATCTTAGGTCCTCTTGTTGACTTATATTTTCATAATCACGGTTATGATAATCGCACAAATATTGGATATATTCAAAAAGATACTAGGGAATTTGTTCTTCTTGGATATATTCCAGGAACTTGGGGAGATGATGATAATGGAGATGCAATTCGTGCTGATGGATTTGAGACTGGAAACAATGCTAGAATTTGGGATGGTTTAGAGAGTAGTTTTGTAGCATCTAATCCTAGTTTTACATTTGAGATGCTTCAGTGGCATCATGATAGACTTAAAGAAGGTAAGTATGTAAAGAATGTTTCTTTCTTCAATTCTGGTGGTGTTCCTATTCAGACTGGTAGGGGTGGAACTGGTCAACCATCTGGATCTACTCAGGGTAATGTTAGTGGTAGTGCTATTGGTGGAGATGCTGGTAATAATGGAAATGCTAATCTAACTCATGGTAGTGGCACCAGTAATGGTGAACCTAATATTGGAACTCAACAAAATGCTCCGATTTCGGGTAACTCTACAGATGCTGGCGGACCTTTTCCCCAACTACCTAAACAAAATCCTCCACCAGATCCACCACCAGATCCACCAGAGTGGGATTATGAGGCTGCATTGAGATCACTTCAAGCTAGGGCAGCTATGCATGATTATGTCCAGCAATCATTTGCTAATGAATTTAATGTTAATGCTGCTGCTGTTCCTCTAGTTTACTATGGCGGAGTTTCTTTATACAAAGTTTTGTCGAGTCTTATCACAGCATATGGATTGTCTCAAGCAACTCATAAGCTAATTCAGATGAGATTGGATGCTGCAGCACAGGATGCTGTCGATAATTGGAACCAAGTTCTCAGTAATTCTGAATGGGAAAAACAAGCAGAAAGAGGTCGCCAGGCAGATGAACAAGCTGGTAAAGAAGCAAGAGAAAAATTAGCAGATGCTGAAGCGGAGTTAAAGGGTGCCGAAGCATCTGGTGATGAAGAGGCTATTGCTAGGGCTAGGGAAAAGGCTGAGAACGCTGAAAAGAACTATAATCGTGTTAGAGCAAATAACACTAGAAATAGACAAGCAAGATCTAAAGAACGGAGAAGAAGGGGAACTACCCAACAAGGTGGACTTCGTAGAGATGATCCAAATTGGGGAATGTATAATAATTCATTTGAACCAAGTGGAAAAGTTCTTACAGAATCTCGTAAAAGAATTCTTCGTGAAATCAAACAACCTGTTTCTGAAGTTGCAGAACTCAAACCAGAAAAACTCAAAAAGTATAGACCAAACTTTAAGGGAAAATTTTCCCCTCAGAATACTCCCGATGTAACTGCATCCAAGGAATCTGATAAGATTGTCAAAGCAAAAAATGCTGCTGGTCAGACTTGGAGAACCTCAGATAAGTATTGGGGTGGTTATGAGTCACAAGAGAGAGCAAATGTGATTTATGATCATGTTGGTCACGGTCAACTTTACTGGGATGAAATCGTTTCTCACAATCAAGGTAAGAAGGGTGTTAGAGATCGTGAAGTTCAGGAGCAATTAAATAAGCATTATGCGTACCTTGCTGAGAAAAAAATGATGAAGGAATTGAATTTAGACGAACAGGAAACTATGAATGCTATTGATGATCCATTATTCAGACGAGTAAAAAATAAATTATTACCTAAAATTCATTATCTAGATAAACCATCTCAAATGGGATATCCCGACAATCCACCTCCAGCGTTAGATTCATTGACTGGTATGCATCCTAAATATGGAAAAAATTATAAGCATGACAAATTAGATCCAATCAGTGCTGATGCAATGCCCCTCACTGGTGATTCTGAAATTGATATGACAGTTAAGGCACAAAAAACACCTTTAAAATCGGTGAAAAAAGTATATAAGAAGGGTAAACCGAACTCCTAATTTTTAAAAGCGTGCTATAAATATGTGTGATTGCCTTCGGGGATCACACAACACAAACTCGCTTTTAAAGGAGCTAATAACCATGGGGAACTTAATGAAGTTTCATACGAAGGATCTGCCTGAGCTGATGGATCGTATAAATAGGTACAGTATTGGTATGGATGATTACTTTGATCGTCTCGGAACGCTGCACGAGACACAGACTAATTACCCGCCATACAACCTAGTACAACTAAGCAATGTAGAGTACCGCTTAGAACTAGCACTCGCAGGATTTAAAAAAGAAGAGATCAATGTCTACACACAAGACGGAAAACTTTTTGTCGAAGGACGAAGAGAGGATGCAGAATCTGGAGCAACATACGTCCATAGAGGAATGGCTCAAAGATCTTTCACTAGAACATGGACCCTCAGTGACGAGACGGAAGTTAGATCAGTTAGCTTTGAGGATGGGCTTCTGACTATTGATTTGGGTAAAGTTGTACCAGAACATCATCAACGAAAAGACTATCTCTAAATAATAGAGAATATCGTCGCCGCGAGGGGAAACTGGCAAAATCCAGTTGACTCCCCTCTTTTTTATTGCTATAATACTTGGAGGAATATCTTTAAAAATGACTGTTAAGATGATGCTCCTGAAAACAGGAGAAACTTTAATTTGCGATGCAAAAGAAGTTGCGCGGGAAGAACAGGTTCGTGGATATCTTCTTGAGAATCCACATTATGTAAATACTCAAGAAAAGAATGTTCTTACTGAGGCTGATACTGGAAACTCAAACTATGAGATTGACGTGGTTTTAACACCATGGTTGATTCTCTCTAGTGATCATAAGTTTGTTGTATCTGCAGATTACATTGCAACTATCTGTGAACCTATTTCAAGTGTGAAAGAAATGTTCCTTAAGAAAACTGAAAATGCATTGGCTGTAGAAGGAGTTCAAGACGAAATTCCATTATCCCCAACGGAGGTTATCAATGAGTGATAAGAATATTAAGTGCTTGCTAATTGACACTGACAATTTACTGATTAGTGAAGTTGAAGAGGTAGACTCTGCCATTGGTGATCCCGATTGTAGACTCATTAAACCATATCGTTTTTATGTTGATGGTAAAATGGAACCATGGGTCAAAGCTTCCAATCAAACTGAGTATATGATTCGCTCCAGTGATGTTCTGACTATTGCTGATCCTAGTCCTGAAGTGATTGCAAATTATCTCAAACTTACGGAATGACTCAAAAGATGCTATAATACACACGGACAAATTCCAGTTTCATACAACTTAGACAGAGTACATAATGAGATTTTACACCAACGTTCAAATGGTCGGTGACCACTTTTTGGTTCGTGGTTATGAGAATGGTAGACACTTTGCTATTAGGGAAAAATTTTATCCAACTCTGTTCGTAGCATCAAAAAAACCCACAAAGTTTAAAACACTTGAAGGCGAATATGTTGAGTCGGTCGAACCTGGAACTGTTCGTGATTGTCGCGAGTTTATTAAGCGATATGATGGCGTAGATAACTTCAAGATTTACGGGAACGACAGATACATCTATCAATATATTTCTGAGAAGTATCCCGAAGAAGAGATCAAATTTGATACCACGAAGATCAAAATTTCTACCATTGATATTGAGGTCAAGTCTGAAAATGGATTCCCTGACGTTGAGTCTGCCGCTGAGGAAGTTCTCCTCATCACCGTGCAGGATTATACTACCAAACAGATCCGTACCTGGGGTCAAGGACCCTTCAATAACAAACAGCAGAACGTCATCTATAAAGGTTTCAGGACTGAGTATGAACTCCTGAATGACTTTATTAACTGGTGGATGATTGAGGATAATACTCCTGAGGTTGTTACTGGTTGGAATAGTGAACTATATGATATGCCGTATCTGGTACGTCGTATTGATAGGATTCTTGGTGAGAAGTTGATGAAACGTCTCTCGCCTTGGGGACTTGTTACGGAAAAGGAAACATTTATTGCAGGACGTAAGCATATTTCCTATGATGTGGGTGGTGTTACACAACTAGATTACCTAAATCTTTATAAGAAGTTCACTTATAAGGCGCAAGAATCCTATCGACTGGATTATATTGCGAGTGTAGAACTTGGACAGAAAAAACTGGATCACTCTGAGTTTGATACGTTCAAAGATTTCTATACTAATGGGTGGCAGAAGTTTGTAGAATACAATATCATTGACGTGGAACTTGTTGACCGTATGGAAGACAAGATGAAACTCATTGAACTTGCAATCGTTATGGCATATGATGCCAAAGCGAACTATGCAGATGTGTTCTCTCAAGTTCGGATGTGGGATACCATTATTTACAACTACCTCAAAAAGAGGAACATTGTAATTCCACCAAAAGAACGTTCAGATAAGGATTCGAAGTATGCGGGCGCGTATGTCAAGGAACCGATTCCAGGAAAGTATGATTGGGTTGTCAGTTTTGACCTTAACAGTCTTTATCCTCATCTTATTATGCAATACAATATCTCCCCAGAAACACTACTGGAGGAACGACACCCATCGGCAACGGTTGATAGAATCCTTAATGAAGAGATAAATTTTGAACTGTATAGCGATAACGCTGTTTGTGCTAACGGTTCAATGTATCGGAAGGACGTGCGTGGATTCCTTCCAGAGTTGATGGATAAGATCTATAAGGATCGAACCATCTACAAAAAGAAGATGCTTCAGGCAAAGCAGGATTATGAAAAGACTCCAACTAAGGCACTGGAGAAAGAGATTGCGCGATGCAACAATATTCAGATGGCTCGCAAGATTCAACTCAACTCTGCATATGGTGCTATTGGTAATCAGTACTTTAGGTACTATAAACTGGCCAATGCGGAGGCGATTACGCTTTCTGGTCAAGTCTCTATCCGTTGGA